AAAGCTTATTTAAAACAATCTTTAATAGGTGTAGAAAAAGGTTCTACAATTGTTGAGCCTGATCATCATTTTGTTTGTAAGCTCTCAGGAGAGATAAGGAAACTACCTAAGTGGAAATATAATAAATCAAGTATTGTACTAACTAAAGTAGGCAGAGGCTAATCGGACAAATTCTGCCTACTTTTTAATATTAAAATTATGATACAATATAATATTATAGATCAAACTCAATTTTATGATAAAACTGAATCTGAACAAGCAAAAATAGATGCAAAAAAGAAATCATTAGAGAGAAACATTGAAACTCTTGACAGCTTAAACTTGCTTATAATAAGTGAATTTGGAATTGATGTAAGGGATAAAAGTAGAAAAAGATTTAATGTTGATTTAAGAATGATTTTTTGCAAGCTAATCAGAGATATAAAAAACAAACCTAAAATTACTCAAGAGTTTATAGCTTCATACATAAACCTAGATCATTCATCTATTGTACACGCTTGCAAAACATATGACAGTCTATATTTAGTAAATCCAAAATTTAAAGAACTCGCTGATTATATTTCAAATCTTAACAAAAAAACTAACAAATATTATTTTTTAATAAAAAAATTTAATGAAGATACTAATGAGCAAGTACGAGAAAAAACTTACAAGCTGATTGCAGATCACATTTTACTTAAAAATAACAACAACACATTTCTAAAACTTTAAAGCAATGAGTAAAGATCCTGCATTTCTTTTTTATTCTTCTGATTGGATATCAGGAACCATGTTTTTGTCAGCAGAGCAAAAGGGCAAGTTCATTGACCTTTTGTGTGCGCAACATCAAAAAGGAAGGCTAAGGAAAAAAGATATGTTGCACATATGTAAAACATATGATGAAGATGTGTTTTCCAAATTCAGTCAAGATGGAGATGGTCTTTACTATAATGAAAAGCTAGAGTTTGAGCAAAACCGCAGGAAAGCTTATAGCGAATCCAGGAGAAATAATAGGAAGAAAAAACACAATCCATTAGATAACATATCTAAAACATATGTTGAACATATGGAAACTGAAACTGAAACTAAAACTATAACTATAAATAAAACTGAAATTTATCCAGGCTTCGATGATTTTTGGAATTTGTACGATTACAAACAAAACAAACCAAAGAGCAAAAAACTATGGGATAAAATATCTCAAAGAGATAAGGAGTTAATTATTGCTTTCCTACCAAACTATATTAAATCTACTCCTGATAAAAAATACAGAAAACACCCATCTACATTTTTAAACAACCAAGGATGGCAAGATGAAATAATTAAAAACAATCAAAAAAATGACATCAATTCAAGTCTCAGAGCAAAAATTGCAAGAGAGCTACAGTCTAGTTAATCTGTTTAACAACGATAAAATTAAAACTGTTGAGCAAGCATTGCGAGATCAAACAACTCCATCACTTGCAAAACTAAAAAAGACCAGCAGGGATAAAACACTTGCGCTTTTAGAGGGTTTTATTTTAAACATAAAAGATTATAAAGGAAGTAAGCAAGATATATCTGATGCACAAATTACAAACATGGCAAGGCTGATACTAAACGAATACTATTATTTAAAAATTAGTGAAATAAGAATCATCCACGATAAAATAATTCTTGAATCAGAGCAAACATACAGCCAAAATTTGCTAGAAAAGATAATGAACAACTTTAGAATATATGCAAACAACAGAATGCAGGTTGCAAAACAAACTAAAAGACCTGTTATAGTTCACAAGGACATTGAGCATAAAATAATTAATATAAACAAAACACAAAAATCATGATTATAGAAACAAAAGGCACAATTAAAAAGATTTACAATAAGCAGTACAGAGGTCAAAACAGATTTGAAATCTCACCTCTGATCATTACAATAGAAAACAAAGATTATTTCCTGGAAGCAATTGGTCAACATTCATCTATTACAAATCAATTTCAAGAGGGTAATCCTGTTCGTTGTAAGCTAGAAATTAGATCACAACAAAGCAAACAAGATGCAGACCGATATTGGACAAACTTTAATTTAGTTGAATGTGAGCTAGATATTGATCAACCGATTGAGCAACCATTTCAAAGCGCAGAACCACAATCCCTTAATCCACAACAAGACGACCTACCTTTTTAATAATTTAAAACAAAACATAATGACAACACCCTTTTTTACACTACACGAAACCAAGGATTACTCTCAATTCTCGTATTTTTCTTTTAATCGAAAAATTGATAAGAAAAAAGTACAAAAATTAAAAAAATCTATTCAAGACACTAAACAACTTATTAGTCCAATTATTAGTGATCCTGATGGATTTGTTATAGATGGACAGCACAGACTAGAAGCTTTAAAAGAATTAAAATTGCCAGTTTGGTGTGTTGTTCGGAAATCTTCTAATGAAGTTATTAAAGAGTTAATACAAAGTAATAACGTAGTTGATAAATGGAAGCAAATTGATTTCTGTAAGGCTTTTGCAGAAACAGGTAACAAGGTATATCAAAACGTCTTAGAAAGGCATAAGTTTTGGGAAAAGAAAATTAATAGAAATTTACCATTTGGAAGAATTGTTTATAGTTATACAAGTCATGAATCTGCTTCATTTAAGGAAGGTAGAGCAATATATTTAGAACAACAGGGAGATAAAATCTTAAATGTACTTTATGAGATAGATAAGTTATATGATGACAATCAAGCTTTTCATTTTAATAACATAAGATCATTAAAATACCTAATTAATAACAACAAAGACTTTAATCTTTCTCATTTTATAGAACAATGTAAAAAGAAAAAATTTATGACTTTTTCTACTGTAAAAGATACATTAGAATCTATGATTGCAGTTTACAATTATCACATAATTAATCCAAGTAAAAAAATAGCCTGATCCACTTACGGATTAATTTTTTCATTGAATTGTTTGGTTTCCCCTCTGTTAACACAGGGGGGTTTTTTATATAGACTTTTTGAGTAAAGTCTCAATGTAATTGTTAAAGCTACGATTGTCCTGTTTAGCTTTTATTTTTAATTTATTAAGCAAATCATTGTCTAGCTTAAAAGTATAAGATGTTTTAATTGCCATATATTTCGTTTAAGTTTTATCCTTAAACAGTTTCTTTAATGTAGTCATAACGAATCAGTCTTGCTTTTGATAATTGATTCATTAAATCTAAATATTGTTTACCATTTATTTCAGGGCTTACCATCTCATTAATAATTGAGTCGTGTACCTTAGTGCTAACAGCAATTAAATTGTCGTAAGTTTCTTTGTCAATATTTACATTGTTTGTCAACATCCTTTGTGTTGCAGAGTAGATATCTACTAATTCTTGGACTTGTTCTAATTTTCTCATATTAAATACATTTTATATATACATCTAAGATACATCTTTTATATTATTATACAAATACTACATTGACAGGTTTTTGTTAATAATCCACTAAAAGATTATTTTGCTTTTTACAAATACAATTTATAAAATTTATAAGTCCGATTAGTCATCTCTTGTATGGCTGATAAAAAAACATATTTAAAAAAGACACTATCCCAATTAAAGGCGATAGCGGTAACTCATTTTCACAAATACATAAGAAACAGAGATAGAGGTAAGCCATGCATATCTTGTGGCAGACACAATACCCTGCAAGCTGGTCATTTTTATTCAGCAGGACAGAACCCATCAATCAGATTTAATGAGGATAACGTACATGGACAATGTTTGCAATGCAACTACTTTAAGCATGGATCACTTATAAATTACACACACAACATAATAGATCGAATCGGTAAGGAACGAGTTGACAAATTAAAGTTTCAGGTTGATCTAGCCAAAAGGTCAAAGTTCAAGTGGGATAAATTTTACCTCATTGAAATTATTGAGAAGTATAAAGCCTTAAATAAAAAACCTTATGGATAAGAAACAGGCGATGGATTTGATTTACGATAAGTATAGTGAAATCAAACATATAGTTTATCAGTTAGAAACACAGCATTTTCAAAAAAACAATACTAAAAAAGGTGAGTATTTTGAAGATATCACCCATGATTTATATATCAGACTTGACAGCGATCTGAGTAAAATAGAAAAAAAACCTCATTTAATTTACAAATTCCTAGACCGAATTCTCAATGGTCAAATGTATATAATATATAACATGGCTAAACAAATGTATGTCAACTTTCTAAAAAGGGAGAATAAATACGTCACGCTAAATTATAGACTAATGACTGACAGCGAAAGAAAACAACTAATACAGATGCCTCGTGTGTTTGAAAAAGAGGAAAACATTTACCAGCAGGTTGATGACTATGTAAATACATTTTACTGGTTTGATCGCAAGCTCTTTGATCTGTACAGGTATGAGTTCAAGCTTCACAAAACAAACATGAGTGTAAAGACCAGGATTTCTTATTCAACTATTTACCGAACAGTAAAGAGATGCAAGGTCAAAATAAAAGACAGATTAAAAGATCAATACTATGAGTAAAGGACTTGGAAGTAAAATAGAGAAAATCACGAAAGCCACAGGAATTAAAGCTGTAGTTGATAAGGTTGCAGAGGTAACCAATACACCTTGCGGATGCGAGGGCAAAAAAAAACGCCTTGATGAACTCTATCCATCAAAAGGATATCTCAAGCCATCAGAATACGAATATGTAAAAGAATTTTTTGAAAGGTATAATGGCAGCAAACTTAATTCTTATGAGGAAAGAGATATGCTGCTATCAATTTACAACCGCACAAATCTAAAAAATCAAAAGCCTACAAGTTGCGCAAGCTGTTTAAGAGGTATCGTTGAAAACCTTAGAGGCAAAATGAAAGAGTATGAAGAAGCTTGAAAAGATAAGAAACGTTAGAACACACCCTGACAACCCTAGGCTTATTAAAGACGTTAAGTTTGAAAAGCTGGTGCAATCATTAAAGGACTTTCCTGAGATGCTAGAGAAAAGACCTATTGTAGTAAACCAGGACTTGATTTGCTTGGGTGGTAATATGAGACTAAAGGCAGCAAAAGAAGCAGGACTCAAAGAGATATGGATTGATGTAGCTGACTGGTCAGAGGAAAAACAAAGAGAGTTTATTATCAAAGACAACTCAGGCTTTGGAGAATGGGATTGGGATATACTAGCAAACGAATGGGATCCTGAAGATTTAAACGACTGGGGTCTTGACCTTCCTCCTATGTTTGATGAGCCAGAGGAAAAAGTAAAAGATGAACCAATTTTATGTGATACCTGTGGAAAACAACTATCGGCCTCTGCCTAAATTCTTGACAATAAGCAAGAGTAAAATTAATGGTTTGGGATTGTTTTCAACCCAGGAAATAGAGGCTGGAATATGTTTAGGTATAAGCCACATAATAAAAAAACAGGACTGCATAAGAACTCCACTAGGAGGGTTTATAAATCACAGCGACCAGCCGAATTGTTTCATCATAGAAAAAAAAGACAAGAGATACTTGTTTACAATACGGAAAATAAAAAAAGAAGAATTAACAGTTTATTACAGATTTTAAAAATGAAACTAAACCTATTGGATTTATTTAGTGGGATTGGAGGTTTTCATCTAGGTTTAGAAAGAGCAGGCTTTAGAGTAAACTCTTATAACTCAGAGATAGATAAATACGCAATAGATGTTTATAAACACAACTTTAAAAATTCAAACTATGTCGGATCAGTTACAGATGTTCGAGGATCAGAATTACCAAGAATCGATGCCATTACTTTCGGAAGTCCTTGCCAAGACTTCTCAATTGCTGGAAAAGGTAAAGGTATGGCAGGAGAACGAAGCAGCCTTATCCTTGAAGCAATTAGGCTTATACAAGAATGCAGACCTGGTTTTTTTATCTGGGAAAATGTTAAAGGAACATTCAGCTCAAACAATCGCCAAGACTTTGCAGCAATCCTGCAAGCGTTTGCCAACATTGGGGGCTATCGACTTGAATGGCAACTGCTTAATACAAAGTGGTTTCTACCCCAAAATAGAGAGAGAATCTACCTTGTCGGATATACTCCAGGTAAAGGTAGAGGACAAGTATTTCCTATCGGAGAAAGTAGTTCAAAGATTAATGAGTTACAAGGACAACAAACAAACACCTGTACCCTTACAGGTAGATACAATGAAAAAGGAAATGGAAGTTATATTATTGAACATAAACAGTATGCACAAGGAAAAATAAGAAGATTAACACCTATTGAATGTGAAAGACTACAAGGGTTTCCTGATAATTGGACACAAAGAGGTGTCAATGGGCCTATATCAGACTCACAGAGATATAAAATGTGCGGAAACGCAGTAACAGTTGATGTAGTAGAAGCTGTTGCAAAACAAATAATTAAAAATAAATATTATGAGAGATTACGAATTAACAGCGAGTTTATACCTAGGGATATTATTAGGCTTTAGAACATACGATCATCACGATTGTACAGATTATGCCTTTTACATTCCGTTTATTAATATCACTTACACACTTTACAAATGAGAGCTGACACAATGATTGATTATTATTTAGATGTCTACAACAACTCTTTAAGCAAAAGACATCAAGAATATGCCATTGCGATGATTGCATATCATTCAGGGGTTGCAAAATATCCGCATAGGGATATTGTTGAGTGTGTTAACTAACGAGAAACAAACGAGAAATATAATGCACAAATAATGCACATTATGGCAAAAGAAGACATTGTAAAATATCAATTTAAAAAAGGACATAAAATGGCAACAGGTAGACCAGAAGGCTCACAGAATAGATCAACAATTGCTAGGAAGTGGCTTGCTGCTATGACCAAAGGAATTAATCCTGAGACTGGAGAAGAACAATCAATGACACTTGAAGAACGGATGACACTTGCTCAGATATCTAAAGCGATTTCAAGCAAGGATACACCAGCTTACAATGCAATAATAAACTCAGCATATGGAATGGCTAAAGAAACAATTGATTTGACACAGATAGCAGAGCAACCCTTATTTGAAGATGTTCAAAAAGACAACAGCGATACAGAAGATACAGAAGCTAACCAAGAGGAATAGGATTTGCCAGGGGGGGACTTCGGCAAGCAAGACTTTTGGAATCTTAGCCTACCTGATAGACTATCTAATAAAGCACCCTACAATGGAGTGTTCTGTTGTAGCACAAACCTACCCACATTTAAAAAGAGGCGCACTTAGAGATTTTAAAAAGATTATGGAGATGACAGGCAGATGGTTTCCAACTCGCTATAATAAATCATCATCAACCTATGAGTTTCTAAACGGATCTAAAATAGAATTTTTTAGTGTAGATCAAGAATCAAAAATACGAGGTGCAAGGAGATCAATCCTATTTAT